CTTTGTACCGTTACCGATATGTGCTAACACTTGTTCACCATTCTTGTCTAATGCTTTGATCTCATGGTTACTCTTAGCGGTAATGTAAAAGCCTTTACCTTCTTTGTTGCGAACAGAGATACCCATATCTTCCAAAGCCTTTACAGCCTTGTCTGACAGGTTAGTCAGATCTACTTGATACTTACCAGACATATCGTTAGGCTTATCAAGGAAGGGCCACATCAAGGTTGCTTCAATACGTACAGGTTTTTGTTCCATGTTAATTTCCTCAGTGAAAATACAATAACAGTATATCAGTTCATCTTAAATTTGTCAAGCAATATTCTACTTTGTATCTCAGCCATCATTGATTCTGTAGCTGATTCAGCAATAGAGTGTAGCAACGCCAACATCATACGGTTTGATACTAACTTATCACTCTCAACATCCATCGTTACATAACCAGCATCATCCTTTCCTATCTTAATAGTTACGACAAGAGAATCAATCTCATCAAAGTTGGTAATCATCAGTGTGTTTCCTTCCAGTTGTTTCCTACTTTGTATTCACCCGTTAGAGGACAACGTAAACCCAAGGTAACACCAGCCTTCTCAATAGCTGCTACAGCGAGTTTACCAACATCATCAGCGTACTGCTTAGGACATTCTATCTGCCATTCATCATGGACATTAGCCACAAAGTGTGCAGGTATCTTATGTTTCTTCAGTGATTCGTGTAGGTGGATCAGACCTTGCTTCATCGAGATCGCACCAGCTCCTTGAAGTAACGTGTTAAGTGCTGCGTGTTCCGACCGTACCCATAATCGACGACCGTCAAGGGCAGGTAAATACCCCTTCTCTGCATATTTGCTAACTTTATCTTTAAGTGTTTTGAGAGCTGGCGTATTCTTAAGGAAGCGGGCGATGAGTTTCTTTCCTTCCTCGGCGCTCCCTTGAGCAATTGATCCAATCTTAGCTGGCCCTGCTCCATAGAGAAAGGCATAGATAAACGTCTTTGCTTGCGCCCTACTCTCAAGACCAGCAGCGAGTTGGTTTTTAGTGTGGACATCCCCATTGATCACCTCCTTAGTGTACTCATCATCTTTCATGTAGTGAGCTAACATACGCAGTTCTAACCCTGAAGCATCACAGCCAACTAAGACATTGCCAGGATCTACAGTCCATACTTGTCTACATATCTCACCATAGTCAGCATTGACAGCAGGAACCTGTGCCATGTTAGGGCTGTGATGCGTCATACGCCCTGTGACAGCACCGTTAGTGATGACCTTACCGTGAACCCTACCATCATCAGCAACGTGTTCCAGCCACGATGTAGCCTGTGCCATACGCTTTTGGATAAGCAGGTACTCAGCCATTGCCTTAGCCTCTGGATACGACAGCTTAGACAGGATCACTTCATCAACCATTGGCTTACCTGTCTCAGTAAACTTCTCAGGCTTCCATCCTAATGAAGTTAACCTACGTCCTATCTGATCTCTAGAGCCTGGGTTAAACACTTCAACATGATCCTTTAGCTTCTTACCTGTCTTCTCACTAACACGTTCAGTGATGATCGGTGGGAATATAGTCTGTAGTTCTTCCTCGATGGTTGATAGCTTTGTGGTTAACTGCGATACAAACTCAGTACATAATGGAATGTTTAATTTAAATCCATGTCTTTCCTGCTGTGCGACGATAAACTGTACTGTATGTTCGATGTCAATACTTTGCTGTGAAAAGTCTTTAAGTTCTGTACATAGTTTACTATGCAGTTCACCAGTAAGATTAACATCCTGGATACAGTAATCAATCATCTCTTGTGTCAAAGCAGTGAAGTCTTGGAACTCAATCTTGTGATTCCCTAATCTTTTCCCCCATGCTTCTAGACTGTGACCTCCTTCGATACTGGGATTCCATAGCCTCGACAGCACGAGCGTATCGGAGGCCTTCTTGAGTGGTATCGTAATGTTCCACAATCTCCGAAGGTGGTAACCGTCGAAGCTGATTAGATTGTGTCCGATCACTGTGTCGTAATCCTCTATAAGAGGCTTTAGTGTATTTGGATGAGTATGACATACCACCTCACTTGTTGTCAGATCCTTCGTGACTACGCAGAAGATAACAGTCTGCTTCATGTCTGTTTCGATGTCCAGCACTAAGCTCTTCATATTTGTGTACCAGTTTCTGATAGTCTTCTAGCAGTGTATCATACTTCTTCTTTAGCTCTGCGTGGTCAGCTAACAGCCTATCCATTACCCACATTAACCTTCTCCCCTGATAACATCTGCTGCATCAGCGTAACCTCTTCTCTCCAAGGCTTCAATACAGCGATCTAACCTCTCTTCACTGGCTTGGAAGGCTACCATCTCGGCAAACTTCTCAAAGTCAAAGCGTTCACCATCCATACGGTTGTTCCAGCATTGACTCATCATATCTCTAAGTGTTTGCTTCATTGTTCAACTCCGAAATGTCGTAAAATATTTTTATGGTCATTTGCTTCTAAACAAATCTCAGCACATTCCTGAATAATCAACTCGGCGAACTTTGGCAAACTAGCATTATGATTCCCTGCCCAGCCGATACCTTCATCTTTGATGTATTGAAATCCAGCCTGTTCAGCAAGTTCTTTAATTCGTTGATTCACTATCTTTCCAATCAAAGTTCTGTGCTTTATGGTAAGCAAGCTTTATTGCTTCTTTGATACCCCACTGAATTAATACCTTTACCTCTTCATCAGTAAGATCAAAATGTAGCGTAGCTGAGCCATCCTCATGCTCTTCAATGTTCGTTACTTCAGCCATTACGGTCTCCTATTAGCATCTTGCATAGCCTCTACGTAGTCTGATGTCTTTCTGATCTCATTGATGATCTCTTCGAACGAACAAACTACTTCACCCATTGTAGACCCTGTACGTATCTGCTGTAAAGCAAATCTTTTCGTATCTTCTTTCAAATCTTCATAAGTCTTCATCTTGTGTGACCTCTGATAACCTTCCTGTTGAGTGGCTGTAATAGACGTTACAGGCTGGACCTGTGACACCGCTGAAACGGTTCTTGAGTACCCTAATCCTGGTGGTATTGCGTTCACGTTCATCATCATGCTGTGCATTCCTTTCCATACCGATCACCATATCAGACAACTGTGCAATGCTACCAGATCCTCTAAGCTGACCTAGTGAAGTAGCTGCTCCTTCTTCATGGCCTTTACCGTCAGGTCTCTTAAGATGGCTGACAATCAACAGTGCTATGCCTGTCTCCTGAACAATCATCCTAAGCTTGGTCATGATCTCATCTAATGCTTTACGTTCATCGCCAACATCGCCAGAACTGACGACAATACTAATATGATCCAACACAACAAAGCTACATCCGAGTCCTTTAGCCATGAATCTGACTCTTGATAGTATGTTGTCAATTGATGTACTCCCAAAATGATCAAAAAGATAAACCCTATTAGTGCCAAGAGTGTGCTCGAAGGCATCTCTAAACTCCTCATCAGTGTACGCTGTGTCAGGTAGATGCAGTGGCTTGTTCGCATGGATAGACATAATACCTTTGGCAGTGCGAACAGTAGACTCCTCCAGGAACATTAACCCTATGTTGTCCTCAGTCTTACATAGGATGTGGTATACGATCTCCCTAAGTACCTGTGATTTACCTAGTCCAGATCCTGCTGTAAACGTCACCAGCTCACCTTTACGTATACCATAAGTCAAAGCATTAAGACCTTGCCAGGGATAGTCACAAGAGGCTTTAATGGCTGGTGTATTGATCTCTTCCCAAAGCTTTGATCCTTCGATGATCCCATCAGGTACATAGGTCTCAGCAGCAAACCAATCTTGTATGTATTCCTTTATTGCTCCTTCTTTAAGGTAATCGTTAGCATCCTTGAATGGTGCTCTATGCTTGACAACTTTAGCCTTAGCACCGAATAGGTCAGCTACTTGCGTAGCAGCTTTCTTCCCAGGTTCATCAGCATCAAAAGAGATAACAATGGTTTCAAAAGAATCAAGATATTCATAGTTAGCTTTACAGTCCTTTAGTGCTGCCTGTGCGCCATTGCGTATGCTTACTACTGGATACCGCATACCATTCATTTGATACACAGCAACAGCATCGAATTCACCTTCGGTGATGGTAATGCTCTTACCTCCTTTAGGGAATAAATGCTGTCCGAACAAAGTAGCCTTAGACCAATCACCTTTGATGATGCAATCAGTCTTCATTGCATCATGTCTTACCTTGTATGCAGTGACCTTACCATCAGCATCACAGTAGGGGAAAGCTACACCACCTTCATCAGTGATCATTACACCAAAGGCTTTTAAGGCATCTCTGGATAAGTTTCTTAGCGGTATAGACTGATACTTACCATCTAACATTGGAATCACCTTAGCAGACTTTGTATGCTTTTGTCTGAAGTTATCATCATGTTCAGACATTTTAGTATTCGTACCACAAGCAAAACAGTGTGACCAAGTCTCTCCTTTATCATTAACAGATACGGACAATGCATCACTAGATCCACAATCATCACAGCCAACATGAGTGGCTAAGTAGTTCACTGATTCTTCTCCTTTAGCTTGAGTCGTAGTCCTACTACGATATTTACCACTTGTTCTTCTCCCGCAGCTTGGCTTCGATGGCTTCGGCAAAATCCATCACGTTCTGATGTGCGGAGCAAATGTGAAACTCCACAGCATTTCCAGCCTCTGATCTGTTGCACTTCCAAATTTCATCTGCGGTAAGACCAACCCATTGCTTATCTGTTTCCAGTGCTTGGCGTAGGGCTATCGCTGCTCGTAATTGAATGTCTGGATTGTCTGAATCCAACGCCTCAAGCGCCATCTGCATAGCTTCTCTGCTCATGTTGTCCTCAGATTAAAAGGGTTATGCCAACAGATACCAGTGTTGTCCCTTGTGTTGTATCCACCTAGTGAGTATGATATCAAGTATTGATGATCAGCCTTCCTAATATCCCTATCAACAGTGTAGTTATCCACTAACTTAGACATAGAGTCTCTGATCTGCTTAGATGTCTTGTTAGGGAATGCTTCTAGAAGGTCTTCTAAGGTAGCATAGCGGCCATGATTCTCGAGGTAGGATACGTAGGGGTTAACCTTGCGCTTGCGTGGCTGTATACGCTTTCTCATACGTTGAACCCTTTAGCATTCAAAGCCTTAGTTAACTGACGCATCATAAAGTAAAACCCATACTCTTGACATAAGCGAACAAAACGATTTAAGACATCATTGATGTTGTGGTCTTCGTGCATATCTTCGTACTCGCCTTTAGTGTAGTCAAAGGCTTCTTCAGGTAAAAACTCGTCATCAGGGTACATTTCGAACAATCCTTATGTTAAGCCCTACTGTACATAGGCTAAATAGTCTAAGTACTAAGTATATAGTAAATATTATACATAGTATATACTTAGTACATAGCCTAAGTAGCCTACATAGCCTATATAGATTTAGGGTATCAGAGAAAAACAAAGTTGTCAAGTCATTCTTCATCAATGTTACGTTTGCTTACAATGTCATCATCTCCTTCATTGATCAAGCGTACATTACCTACAGCAGCAATCTCATCACGGACATAACGAAAACAATCGTTGCATAAGTCTAAGTATTGTCTTGTTCGAACACTACGCCTTGAGGCTTCATAGTCGCTAAGCACTTCATTACAGGATAAACATCTCATCATACACCCCATTGGTTAGCCATAGCATCAGCGATGCCTTGATAGGTTTTGCTTCTAATCTTCCATCTGTCTGCTGTTGGTGGTAGTTTCCATATGCGTTGATCTCTACCATCAACAACATCAGTGGGTACAAGTTTATCCAGGTTTTTAAGCCATAGACAAGTCTTTTTTGTCTCGCCATGTCCAAACATCCAAGGTTGTATACACTGATCGGGCTTGCGTATACGTGAACTAATGATGCTGACAGGATTCTCTAGGCATATGCGCTCTATAGGCGCATCTAAGAGCCTTCTAACAAACTCTATAGCTTCTGCCTGTTCTTGCTGTTTATCTTTAAACCAACGTGCTCCAGAGACCGCTAAATGGGTACACGGTGGATGAGCAATCATCAAATCCCAACCGTCATTAATAACATCGAATACGTCACCCTGGTAGTGTGGGCCTTCAACATCAGTGGGTAATAGATCACAAGACATAGCATTATGTCCTAGCCTTCTGAATGCGTCTCTGACAGTGCCTGAGTACTCGCAGGCGATCAACACTCTCATTTTCCATCATCCTCCATACGGTCCAACAACATCATCAGTTTAGGGTATAGATCCTCTTTAACATCCTCAGCATGCTCTACTTCTTCCCACTGACTCCATGAAGCTGCTACGCTGGAGTCAATCATCGCCTCAATCAAGGCTAACATCATTTGCACAGTCTCTTTAGTCATAAAATACCCTCTAGAATCGATTAAAACAGGCCTACAAGCGATTAAAACAGTCTTGGTGCTATCACCCTACATTAGAGCCTCTTCGATGCCTTGTAGAGCCTCTAATTGCTTTTGCTTCTCCGTGGTTTTCTTAAGTGCTTTAGGGCTAACCCAAGTATAAGATGGAAAGGGCCATCGAGGATCGCCAGGATAGCGTATACAGACTAAGCCTTCAGCGTCTGGACCTTGAACAATCTCACATGGTTGATCATTGAATGTAAGACTCATTTGGTAATCCTTTCACTAATATATTTTTCAGCAACATGTATAGCATATCTTATAGCCTTGGCGTGTCCTTGAACAACCCCTTTTTTAAAACACTTTAGTGCTTCTTTATCATCCAAAACATCTTCCACATAAGGCAAAGCATCGCACAAAGCATCTAAAAGATTAAGAATTATCTTTTCATCACTCATTTGGTAATCCTATATTGTTTTCTGAACTCTATGCTATCAAGATCGGTAAAGGTTTCCCTATAGTGCTCCGCCAATTCAGAATCAGATAGGTTATTGAACCCACCTTCAGAGAGAAAGCGAACAATCTCATCATATACCTCAGGAAACTTTACAGAGGCCACAGCATAGTCTAATTCTCTCTTCGTGCAATCATAAAGTATATCTTCTTTCTTCAGTATGGTTGTCATGATCTAGTCCCCTGATAGGTCAACGATAGGGTTAATAACGTATTCAGTCAATTCTGAAGACTCGGCATAGTCTTCAGCTTTCGCCAGTGTATCAAAGCGATCTAAGTGGGTTAAACCAGAGTACTCAGGGTATCTATAGGTTACCAAGTAACCGACAATCTTATAGTTTTCCATGATAGCCTCACTTTATAACGGTAGCATCTTCTGGTGGTTTAATGTTATCTGGATCTTGAACTACAAATCGATTAGATATCCTGATAGCAGTTGCACAGCTGCGTATTGATTCAATAAACTCGTTCATTTCGTAACGATTAGTAAATGTTCTATACCACCAAACACCCCCAGGACGCTCATAATTTGTCGGAAGGAAAGCAAAAAATACTTGTTTCATGTTAAACCCCTATTGTGATAAGAAAATCATTGCAGCATACAGTGCACCGAACAGTGCACCACCTAAGACTAAGATTACATCATTAGACTTTGGCATGATTAACCCTTTGCAAGTTTAAGCTTGATAACTTTGGACATCTTTTGACCATGGGCAGCATAACCGATAACTGGGATTGATTTATCCCAGCATTTCCGACACCCTTTGCACTTTCCACCTTGCTGATACGCTGGGCATATACTGATGCTATCATCATTGTAGGATTCAGCAATAGTGCTAGACCATGGCGCATCAAGTATCTCGCCGATAACGGAATCGGACGAACGACGAACAACTACATTCGGCAGTGCATCCATCTGGTCAATGATTGATTGAAACTTAGTAAACTTATGCATCCTAGTTGGTAACCAGTGCTTAACCCATGGTGTACGCTGCATGACCTGAAGCATTTTCTCTGCTAAACCGATAGCGTACATATCACCGCTATCAAACCAACGAAAGTAGCGATCAGAGTCTAATGCGCTAACCATATCATCAACCCAACTATCACGCTGCCAGTCCTCCCTATTATGGAGCCTGGGTGCTTTGACGTTAGGGTAATTGTAGTTGCCCGTGGTTGCGTAACACCCTTTGCAAGCATCAACTAAGGATCCATCGCTAGCCTTTGAACCAGGACAGGTATCCAATGCCTGAAGTGACCATGAGCGAATTCCATCAAGCTTTGATGTAACACTGATTTTTACTTGAGGTTTACTATACTCTGCTGCCTGCATTGCCATGATAGTTAATCCTTTGTGGTGGTTGATTGAAGCTTTAAACAATAGATACGAAATCACGCTTTAAAAGTCTTGCAGTATCGGACAAATGCTTGATCGAGGTTTGATCGCAACGGTCGTAAATCAAGGCGATTCTACTAGCTTCTGCACGATCTGCTTCGCTGTACTTTGCAATCGTTGCCAGTACTTCTGCTTTTCTTGCATCAAGGCCAGCAAAAACTTCGACGATGTTTACTGTGTTTTGCATTTGTTTGCTCCTGGGTTGTTTGTTTGTGTGTGTGCTGCGAAGTGCATTGTATCAACTTTGTTTGTTTTGTGTGCTCAAAAGCCTAAATATCCGACGAACGGTTAAACTATCCGACGAACGGCAGACAATCCAGGATGAATGGTAGTGTTGTTCGAATACAACAGTTTCACGTGGGACATCTGCACTGACTGCACAGTCTGTTAAGTATCTCTATGTGGTGCTTCATCGATACACTCTTCCACCTGCACAGTCTGCACAGTTAGCACTACACAGCAATCAGCACAGATTACCAATTAAGAATCATTCTCATCTGCATAGTCTATCTAGCCTGGATAGAATCTCAAATAAGAATCATTCTCATCTGCAGAGACTTCACAGACAGCACAGAATCTTAAATGAGAATCATTCTCAATAGACGGGGGAGGGGTGGATTTGTGGTGTAGATTGTTGTGGTGCTACTTAGCCTCAAAAAAGAGCAAAATAGACAATGTTAATGATAATCCATTACTATTAAGAAATCTCTTAAGAATCAATAGGTTATCTATAAAGCCTCTGCGGAGCCTATGACACCATGTTAATGGAGTCCCGCTAAAGCCTTGATTGCTGTATAGTCTGCACTGAATCTGCACTGGTTAAAACACAGTCTGCACTGACAATAACCCTACAGTAGTAGTCAAGACACTTTACAACAATATCATTTGTATGCTACAATAAGTCCTTCTATGTAGGCTATGAACAAAACATCGTATAAAAACTAAATAATAGTAGACATATAACTTATCGTCATACACTACATTGTAGATACATAAAATTATATACACCTTACAGTCCTGCCTTCCGGCAGAGAAACTATATAGAGGTAGTGATGTCCGAAATTAAAACTGAAGTTATATCTGATCTTTGTTCGCTACCTTCATCAGTCAGCCAGGATGTCGTGGCAGTCAATGAAGAAAAGAAAGTGCCTGCGAAAAAAAGAAAAAGAGGAAGACCTAAGAAGGAAGAAGTACAGAAGTACATTAAGAGAGCTAAAAGAGGTAGACCTCCTGGTGAAGCAGCAAGGATTAAAGAACTAACAGCTTCACTGTTGCTGACACACTCACAGGCTATCATCAGAAAGATAGTACATAAGGCTCTTAATGATGAGGATAAGGATCAGATGGCAGCGCTGAAGCTGTGTGTTGATAGGATGTTGCCAGTAAGTTACTTTGAGGATAAAGGTGCTGGTGGAGGCTCTAGAGCCATTACCATCAACATCACTGGAGTAAATGATACCCCAGTAGAGATGATTGAGCATGAACCTGTTGAAGTAGAAACTACCTTGATAGACTACGAAGAAGAAGACGATGGATCTACAAGTTAAGTTACTACCGTGGCAGCAAGAGGTCTTTAAAGACCCTGTAAGGTTTAAGATCATCGCTGCTGGTAGACGTACAGGTAAGTCAAGGTTAGCAGCTTGGACACTGATCATAGAGGCTCTACAGACTGATAAAGGTCATGTCTGGTATGTAGCACCAACGCAGGGACAAGCTAGAGATATTATGTGGACTACGCTGTTAGAGCTAGGACATCCAGTCATCAAAGGTAGTCATGTAAATAACATGCAGATTACGTTGGTGAATGGAGCAATGATATCGCTAAAGGGTGCTGATAGACCAGAGACAATGCGTGGTGTCAGTCTTAAATACTTAGTGATGGATGAGTATGCAGACATGAAACCACAGGTGTTCGAACAAATCCTTAGACCTGCTTTAGCGGATCAGAAGGGTAGAGCAATGTTTATTGGTACGCCAATGGGTAGAAATCATTTCTATGAACTGTACAAACTAGGTGATAGTGGTAAAGATCAACATTACAAGGCATGGCACTTCACTAGCTTTGATAATCCATTGTTAGACCCTGAAGAGATTGAAGCTGCTAGAGGATCGATGTCTAGCTTTGCTTTCAGACAAGAGTTCATGGCATCGTTTGAGGCTGCACAGTCG